GACTCGTTAGCGGTCTTTCAGTAGGTGCAGAGATCATCGCATCAGCACCGTCTCGCGCTGGACACACAGTTGTCACAGCAGCGAAGTTAAAAGAAGTTTCTCTAGTAACTGAACCGGCTTTCAAGTCGGCTCAGGTTCTTGAGATCGCAGCAGAGGAAGTAGAAACCCCTGTTGAACCAAACACACAACCAGAAAGCGAGGCGGTCGTGGAAAATACTCCAGACACCGTAGCAGCACCAGAAGTTGAGGCAACGGCTGTTGAAGCCGCACGCGCAACTGTTCCAGCAATGGCTTATGCAAAAGAGCGCATTGCACCAATTTCATCAGCACAATATCTAGAAGCATCTATCAAGTCAGCACTTGGTGATGACGAAGCACGCCGCACAGTTCGTGCAGCAGATGACTCAACATCAACAAACACAGGCTTGACACTTCCACTTCACCTTAACTCATTTATCACAGACACCTTCTCAGGCCGTCCGTCATTCGATGCAGTAACGCGTGCGCCACTCGTGGAAAGCGGAATGTCCTTTACAGTTCCTCGCCTTTACACTCAGGCAACATCAGCAGACACAGCACCAGCAGTTGCAGATGTTAACGAAGGTGCATCTGTTACTGATACAGGCATGACATCAGCCTATGACACAGTTTCGATTAACAAGTTTGCCGGCTTAAACCGCGTATCTTGGGAACTCATCGACCGGTCTAGCCCGGCCTTTATGGAACTTTTAATGGCTGAACTCCGTAAAGCCTACGAAGCAGCAACAGATAAGGCACTTATCGCTGCATTCACAGCAGACGGAACTCAAGCAACATCAGTTGCAACAACAGCCGCAGGACTTCAGTCATTCATCTCTGTTGAAGGCGCAAAGGCCTACAAGGGAACTGGCGGAGACTTCGCTAACAAGTTGATCGCATCAACTGACCAATGGGCTGCTATCACAGGATACGCAGACACAACAGGTCGCGCACTCTACTCAGCACAGGGCGCAACACAGAACGCTTCAGGAACAGCAGTTGCTTCAAGCGTTCGTGGAAACATTCTCGGAACTGATCTCATCGTGGATCACAACATCACAACATCAGGCCTAGTTGACGAGTCAGCATTCCTCGTTGCTCCAGGTTCTGTATATTGCTGGGAAAGCCCACAGACACAACTTCGCCTTAATGTCTTGACCACAGGCGAGTTGGAAATTGCACTTTATGGTTATCTTGCAATTTATGTCGGCAAATCTGGCAAGGGCGTACGCCGCTTCAATATGACTGCTTAATCGCAGCAAACTAAGTCGCTGGCGGGGTAATGCCCTTTTACCCCGCCAGTCTTTAGAAAGGAGATCAAATGTCTTACACAACAGTTGCAGAACTTCGCAGCGCTCTTGGCGTTGGCACACTCTACGCAGATGCCACTTTGCAGTCAGTATGCGATGCAGCAGACAATGTGTTGATCCCTTTTCTATGGGCTAACTCGACTCCAGCAATAGCGCACAGCAACAACGGTACAGCCGGCGTTCTTTACTTTAATGATTATGTTCAAGATGTATTTTATGTAGGTCAGCAAGTTACTGTTGCTGGTTGCGGTAGTAATTTTAACGGAAGCAAAACCGTTAACGGCGTAGGTGAAAAAAGCATCGAAATTACAACAACTCACGCCGCTAATGTGGTTAAAACTTATCACCCAATTAACCCTTATGGTTCTGTTGCTGCTACTACTTATACAGATTACTCAACAGTTCCAGCGATCCAAGAAGCAAGCCTCATGATCTCGATCGACATCTGGCAAAGCCGCCAAGCGCCTTCAAGCGGTGGCGTTACAGTTGACGGATACGCTCCAAGCCCTTATCGAATGGGCAACACTTTGCTTGCTCGCGTTCGTGGCTTACTCGCACCATATCTCGATCCGCGTAGCATGGTTGGCTAACCATGGCAGCGATCTCAACCCTTCGCGCAACTATTGCAGCCGCGCTAGTCGATAACACTAAATACTCTGTATTTTCGTTTCCGCCCAGCACACCGATAGTTAACAGCGTGGTTTTATCTCCGGCCGACCCATATTTGACACCAACTAATAATGGCCGCAATACTGTTGCGCCACTTGCTAATTTTAATATAAATATATTCGTGCCGCTTCTCGATAATGAGGGCAACCTAAATGGAATTGAGGATCTACTAGTTGCAGTCTTTAACAAACTAGCGGCTTCCTCTATCGTCTATAATGTAGGAGATGTGAGCGCGCCTAGCGTTCTCAATGCTGCATCAGGCGATCTTTTAACCTGCTCAATGCAGGTCTCAGTCCTAACGAGTTGGAGTTAAAATGACCCTTGAACAATGGGAAAAAGACAACGCAGCGTTCCTGATCAAGATCGGTCAGACCGCTCCGGCAGCACCAAAACCAGCAACCAAGAAAGATGAGGAATAAACCACATGTCAGTATATCTAAGCAATGGTGTAGTTCTAACTGTTAATGCGGTTGATCTATCATCTCTAGTATCATCTGTAACTATCAACCGTTCATTCGATGAACTAGAAGTCACAGCAATGGGAGACTCAGGCCACAAGTTCGTAAAGGGCTTGGAAGCATCGTCTATCACTATCGACTTCTTTAATGATGAAGCAACTTCTAAGACACTTCAGACTTTGAACACAGTATGGGGAACTAGCACTACTGTTACAGTTAAGCAGACTTCAGGCGCAACTGCCGCAACTAACCCACTTTACACAATGTCTTGCTTGGTCAATAACATCACACCTATTAACGGTGCAGTTGGCGATCTTTCAACTCAGTCCGTAACTTGGAATGTCAACGGTACTATCGCAGTCACAACAGCGTAATAACTAACTAAGGGGCAAAAGCATGGCAAAACTAAAGGTAACAAGGGCAGACGGAAGCATTAACGAGTACCAGATCACTCCGGCGATCGAGTACGCCTTCGAGCAATATGCAAAGAAGGGCTTTCACAAAGCCTTTAGAGATGATGAAAAGCAAACCGATGTTTATTGGCTTTGCTGGGAAGCGATCCGTAGGTCTGGTGAGACCGTTAAGCCCTTCGGAGAGTCTTTTCTAGATACCTTGGCGCGAGTTGAGGTTCTAGACGATGACCCTTTGGAGTAACGCGAGAGTCCTTCACCTATCTCGTAGCGAGACTATCGCTAGAGACAGGACTCTCGCCACAGACTTTAATTGAACTAGATCACACGATGTTCAGGACTTTACTTCAAGCCCTGAAAGACAGAGCAAAGGAGCAGAGCGATGCCAGTCGAACTAAAAGGCGCAGATAAACTTCGCAAAGCCCTTCGTGAGTTTGAACCTGATCTAGCCAAGGCAACTACTAAACAAATGGCAGCCGCGCTTAAGCCTATTACTAATAAGGCTCGCGGCTATATGCCGTCTAATACTGCCATGCTATCGGGTTGGACTTCTGCTGCTTCGTCATCGGATACTGCCAAGTATCGCATGTTCCCTAAGTACGATCAGGCAGAAGCCAAGCGCGGAGTTAAATACTCGACCAGCCCTTCTAAGCCTAACAAGCGAGGCTTCGTATCTCTAGCGCGAATTATTAACTCATCAGCCGGCGGAGCGATCTACGAAACAGCAGGCCGCAAGAACCCTAACGGTCAGCCAACCTTCCAGCGCACTAAATTCACACCTGCTTCTTACCGCGAGGACGGCCGAGGCTATAACAAGTCTCTGAACCCTAACGCTGGTAAGCAGTTCCTAGCGCGTGCTAATGCCACAGGCGAACTAGTTAACGCTCGACCAAGACAACAAGGGCAAGCAGGCCGATCAACTCGCAAGATGACTGGTCGCGCCATATTCAGAGCATTCGCAGAGGATCAGGGCAAAGTCACAGCAGCGATCGTTAAAGCGATCGGCAGTTCTGCTATTGAGTTCAAAGCAAAGACTAAGGTGAAATAATGGCCGATCTAAAGATAGATATTGCTTCGGTATTCTCTGGCAAGAAAGCCTTCCAAGATGCCGCTAAGTCAACCCTTAGCCTTAACTCTCAGGTTAAGACACTTGCTAAGTCTTATGTTGGTTTATTCACCGTCCAGCGTTTAGGCCGCGCAGGTTTCAACGCTGCTAAAGCCTTTGCTCAAGATGACAAAGCGGCCAGAGTATTAACTCAGTCTTTAGATAACTTAGGCTTAGCCTTTGCAGATCCTTCTGTTAAGAACTTTATTGCTGATCTTGAAAAGCAGTTCGGTATCCTCGATGACCAACTGCGCCCAGCCTTCCAGCGTTTATTAACTACTACTGGAGATGTCGCTAAGAGCCAACAGTTACTGCGCACAGCACTCGATCTTTCGGCGGCGAGTGGGGCTGATGTGGTTTCGGTCGCAGGCGATCTTTCCAAGGCTTATGTAGGCCAGACTAGATCCCTTGCTAAATACGGCATAGGTTTAACTCAGGCTGAACTCAAGGCTATGTCCTTTGAGGAAGTTCAGACACGAATTGACGGTCTATTCGGTGGGCAGGCAACCGTTGCAGTTGATACCTATGCCGGTGCGCTTCAGCGTTTATCGGTATCGGCTAATAATGCTCAGGAGATTATTGGCGGCGGCTTACTCGATGCACTCGCAGCCCTTGGCGGCGGTGGAGAAGGTGGACTTACTAACACTCTTAACCTTATTGAAAAGACTTCAACTGCCCTTGCCACTTTCGTGCGCCGTATGGGTGTGGGCGCTGGTCAAATCGCGGCTTTGCTTCGTGGAGACTTTGGCGCGTTTCGTGCAATAGGCGAAGCAGAGATGAACCGAGGCAAAGACACTTCGGGTATCACTCCAGCAATTAGAGCAGAATTGCAAAAGGCGGCAGCCGACAAAGCGGCGAAAAAGAACCGCGATGCTTTGCTCAAGACAACTAAAGAGCAAACCAAGGCGATCAAAGAACAAACAGCCTTGCAAAAGGCTGGAACTTTGTTTGATATTCAACAGATAAGCATCATCGCCGCGCTCAAAGGTCAGGTTACAGATGAGGAACGCAAGCGCCTAGAACTACAACTGGCGATCCTTACTGGCAATACTTCAGAGGCTTCTAAACTCGCTGGAGAACTTGCCAAGTCTCAAGGACTATCACAGCAACTAACAGCCTATCTTGCAAGCCTTCCAGATGCTAGAAACCCATTCACAGGTTGGAAATCTTATTTAGACATGCTTGAGGCGCAAGTTAGATCCATTGCTGGAATACAACCTTCCGCTCCTTCAATGAATGTTCCTTCTAGTGTTGCGGGTAACCCTCAAGGTATTTATCCGCTTGAGACTGGCCCGCAAGGCAACTTTGATTATGGACAGAACAGCGCTCCAGATGTAACCGTAGTTGTAACTCTAGACGGTCAGGAAATGGCTGGAGCAATTACTAAGGTTCAGACCAACAATTATCTATCAAACAAGATTATTCAACTTGAAAGACTAGAGAGTCAGTTTAGATAATGGCACTCCCAGCGCAGATAACCGTCTCGTTCGACTTCTCTAGCGGAGCGACCTTCGGCTATCCGCTAACCCTGAACGATGCCAAGTATGGACTTTTAGGAACTGGCACACTAGCGGGTTCGGAAGTTCCAGAGCCAGTAATTGACTTAACGCCAGATGTTTATTCGATTAGCATTCGCCGAGGTCGCAACATCATGCGCGACCAATATGAAGCAGGACAGGCAACGGTTCGAGTTCTTGATCCCTTATCCTATTTTAACCCGCAGAACCCAGCCTCACCTTATTTTGGCTTTCTCACTCCGCTTCGCAAGTTGCGAGTATCTGCAACCTTTGGCGGCACTACCTACTTCCTTTACTCAGGCTATACGACTGAGTATCGTTACACCTATCCGACAGGGCAGGAGACAGGCTATGTAGATATTATCTGCAACGATGCTTTCCGTCTCATGCAGCAAGCAACTTTAAGCACAGTTACCGGCGGGGTTGCAGGTCAGGACACAGGCGCTCGCGTTACTAAGATATTAGATCAAGTGAACTTTCCGGCCAATATGAGAAGCACAGACACAGGGGAAACGCTTTGCGTAGCAGATGCGGGCAACCCTAGAACTTCCCTCGATGCGCTTCTTAACGCTGCCTTCTCTGAGCAGGGCGCGTTCTACATTGACTCATCTGGAACAGCAGTATTCAAGAACCGTTCTAATGTAATTGCTTCTGCCAGCGACACCCCTATTGAGTTTAATCAGTCTGGTGGCATTCCCTATAAAAAACTAGTCTTTGCCTTCGATGATAAGTTAATTATTAACTCTGCTGGCATGACCCGCGTTGGTGGAACTCAGCAGATAGCCGAGAACGCAGCCTCTATTATTAAATACTTCTCGCATCAGAGTAACGAGGCTAACCTGATTATGCAGACCGATGCAGATGCTTTGAATGTTGCGAGGATCTATGTAGCAACTAGAGCCGAGACTACGATCCGCATAGATGCCATGACTGTAGACCTTCTAGATCCTGCTGTTCCGACTGCAACTGTATTAGGTCTCGAATACTTCCAACCTCTAAAAATAACAAATATCCAACCTGACGGTTCAACGATCGTCAAAACTTTACAATGCCAAGGACTTGACTGGAATATCACGCCAAACCAGATGCAAGTTACTGTCACTACTCTTGAGCCAATTACTGATGGGTTCACGCTTAACAGCAATGTTCAGGGTATAATTGGCTCGTCCGTCTTGGCGTATTAGGAGAAAAACATGGCAGGTGCAGGTTACAAACTATACGCAACAGGAGATATCCTTACTGCTGCTCAGGTAAATAATTACCTACAGGAACAGACCGTTATGGTCTTTGACGATGCGGCAGCAAGAACTACGGCTTTGGCTGGCGTACTGGCAGAAGGCATGATCTCTTATCTCAAAGACACAGATGCTACCCAGTATTATTCAGGCAGCGCTTGGGTAACAATAGGCGGATCTGCCTCACCTTTGACCACTAAGGGCGATCTTTACGGATACTCAACCACTAATGCTCGTGTTCCAGTTGGTACTAACGGACAAGTTTTAACAGCAGACTCCACAGCCGCTACAGGCGTTGCTTGGGCTACTGCTGCAAGCGGTGGCATGACCTTGCTATCTACAACGACCCTTTCAGGAACTACTACTTCGATTACCGGCATTTCAGGAAGTTACACAGACCTAGTAATTGATATCTATGGCGTAACCAATTCAAGCAATACTGATTACAACTTAAACCCTAACGGAAATGCTGGAATTACAGATGTCGTTCGCGGCGGTACTACTCTGCAGCAGTTAAATGATGGTCAACTTCGCTTGCTTAATAACATCGCTGGGCCTCTTTCATCTAGCACAGATAACGCATATCGTTTAACTATTGCTAATTATGCAGCCACGACTAACGGCGGCAAGCCATTCGATTATTGGGGCGGCTTTATTGGTTCAGACTCATCAAAGCAGATCGTTCACACTCGCGGTCGTATTAAGACTACTTCTGCAATTACTCAACTTGATTTCGTTGCAGGTTCATCATTCACAGCAGGAACAGTCAAAATCTACGGAGTTAAATAATGCCAAAGCCAATGATCCAGATCCACAATACTGAAACTAATGAAATCGTTGAACGCGAGATGACTGATCCCGAATACGCTCACTATCAGGACTCTTTAGCAATTAACGCTGCGCAAGATAAAGCGTTGGCAGATAAAGAAGCGGCTAAGGCTGCTATTGCAGAGCGCTTAGGATTAAGTGCAGATGAATTGGCTACTTTGCTTGCATGAAGCCAAAATTATGCAAAGCCGGTATTCAACTGAGAGAGCAATTTGACGATGCCTACAGCGATCGTCTGCGTTCCTCAGACGGCTGGCTCGGCGATAGTAAGCACTCAACTCGTAAGTCTGACCATAATCCAGATGAGCAGGGCTGGGTTCGTGCCATTGACATTGACCGCGATCTATCCGGCAAACCCAAGCCCGATGTCATGCCCTATGTGGCAGATCAACTTCGTATCTTGGCAAAGACTGATCGCCGAATTGCATATCTTATCTTTGACGGCAAAATCGCCAGCGCTAAGAGTTTCTGGCGTTGGAGAAAATATAAAGGGATTAACCAGCACCGTTCTCATCTCCACTGTTCTTTTTCTCGCAAAGGCGATCAAGACAATTCGTTCTTTAATGTTCCGTTACTAGGGGGAAGCCAATGAATATGAAAAATCCTTATGTACTCACCGCCGGTGCATTCTTATCG